ACTAAATACAACTGATTGGTTTACCGCCGCTAACTTCTTGGGTTATGGCAACAACCTTCAGCTAGTTCGTGTTACTGGTACCGAAGCACTAAATGCTGCCGAAGACGGATCGGTTCTTATTAAGAACCAAGATCACTACGAAGCAAACTTTGCTGGTGGTGACAACGGCGTAGGTGCCGTTGCTGCTAAGTATCCTGGTGTATACGGCAACTCAATTGAAGTTCAGATGGCCGACGTAGCATCATTCCCTGGATGGGACTATGCTGGTTACTTTGATGGTCAGCCAGGAACTAGCGTATATGCCCAGGAAACTAACAGCGTAGACGATGAACTACACATTGTTATCATCGATAAGAACGGTAGCTTCACTGGTTCTGCTGGAACCGTTCTACAAACATATGCGTTTGTCTCTAAGCAAGTTGGCGCTAAACTAGCTGACGGAACCAATAACTACTACAAAGATGTTCTAAATTCTTCGCAGTATGTTTGGTGGATGGATCACCCAGTTATGTCAAACTGGGGTGGTACCAGCGACATGGAGTATACTACTCTAACATTCCCAGCCGTATATACTCTTGCTGGTGGTGCCAATGATAGTCCTACAGATGGCAACATCGAAACCGGTTATGCACTATTTGCAAACAAAGAACTTGTTGACATTTCGCTAGTTCTAACAGGTGGACATAGCGCAACTGTTGTAAACTATGTAATCGACAGCGTGGCCCTTGCCCGTCTTGATTGCATTGTATTCTTCTCGCCACCACTGGCGGCAGTTTACAACAATGCTGGTAACGAAGCAGCCGATGTTGTTGCATATCGCTCGACAGATATCAACCGTAACTCATCGTATGCAGTTATGGATTCCGGTTGGAAGCGCCAGTATGACCGCTACAATGATAGCTACATCAACGTTCCTCTAAACGCCGATACTGCTGGTCTTTGCGCCCGCACAGATCAGACAAATGACGCTTGGTGGTCACCTGCTGGTTTCAACCGCGGTCAAATCAAGAATGTTGTAAAGCTAATCTGGTCGCCAAATCAGACCGAACGCGATACACTGTATAAGAATGGTGTTAACCCAGTTGTTACCTTCCCTGGTGAAGGCACACTACTTTACGGTGATAAGACACTTCTTACAAAGCCAAGTGCTTTCGACCGTATCAACGTTCGCCGTCTATTCATCGTTCTTGAAAAGGCTATCGCAACTGCGGCTAAGTATCAACTCTTTGAGTTCAACGATGTATTCACCCGCGCACAGTTCCGTTCGATGGTAGAACCATTCCTACGTGACGTTCGTGGTCGTCGTGGTATCTATGACTTCCGCGTTGTTTGTGACGAAACAAACAACACAGGTGAAGTTATCGACCGCAACGAATTCGTTGCCGATATCTACATCAAGCCAGCACGTTCGATCAACTTCATCTACCTGAACTTTGTTGCGGTTCGTACCTCAGTATCGTTCACCGAAGTTGGCGCCTAATAACCCGACTAAATAGAAATAGGAGATTTATAGATGGATATTTCAAAGTTTAAGGGGTTACTAGGGGCTGGTGGTGCAAGACCAAACCAATTCCGCGTTATTCTAACATTCCCAGGCTACGTTACTTCGGTGCCTGATACAGAATACTCGCTACTGGTAACTGGTGCAGCACTTCCTGCGTCAACAGTAAACCCAACTATCGTTCAATACCGCGGTCGTGAAGTTAAGTTAGCTGGTGAGCGTATCTTCGATCCGTTCACAATCACAATCGTCAACGATACAAACATGTCGCTCCGTAAGCCATTCGAAGAATGGATGAACGGCATGAACGATCTAGAAGCCAACACCGGCATTCTAAACCCAATCGACTATCAAGTTGATATGTCGGTTCAGCACCTAGATCGTAATGACGAAACACTTATGACTTATGTTCTTTATAATGCATTCCCGATCAACATGTCGGAAATCGCTCTACAGTATGGTCAGAATGATGTGATTGAAGAGTTCACTGTAACCTTTAACTACTCACATTATCTGACTGCATAATTCAATCCAACTTAGGATAATTTAATGCAGATATTTGGTTATAAAATTGAAAAGTCTACGGCGCCACAAACCGAGAAATCGTTTGTGGCGCCAACGGACGATGGTGGCGTAGAAACCATCAGAGCCGGTGGCTATTATGGTACATACATTGATATCGATGGTACCGCAAATAATGAAATAGAATTAATTCGTAAGTATCGTGATATTGCTATGATGGCAGATATTGATACTGCTATCGACGATATCGTAAACGACTCTATTGCAAATCTAGATGACGAAGTTCCAGTAAAGATTGATTTAGACGGAGTTGATTTGTCTAAGAATATTAAGAAACTGGTGCAAGAAGAATTTGAAAACCTGCTTAATATGCTGGACTTCAATCTAAGAGCGCAAGATTACTTTAGACATTGGTATATCGATGGACGTCTATACTTCCATAAAGTGGTAGACACTGCCAACCTAAAGAAGGGCATAGCGGACATTCGCTATATCGACCCTAGAAAAATTAAGAAGATGAGAGAGATCCTTAAAGAAAAGGATCCAAAGACTGGCGTTGAATTCATTAAAGATATTAAAGAATATTTTATCTACAATGATCGTGGTCTAATTCCTAACAAGACCTTCACACCCTCTGCATCACTCTCTTCTACAGCCGGTGCCACTATGCGCATCGAAAAGGATTCTATCTGCTTTGTTCCTTCTGGCTTGAAGGATATGGACAGAAATATGCCACTGTCATATTTGCACAAGGCCATTCGCCCAGCAAACCAGTTGCGTATGATGGAAAATGCCGCAGTCATCTATCGTATTACTAGAGCGCCAGAGCGCCGCGTATTCTATGTTGACGTTGGTAATCTACCGAAGATTAAAGCCGAACAGTATCTCAAGGGTATCATGAATCAGTATCGTAACAAGGTTGTTTACGATTCTCAGACTGGTGAAATCCGAGATGATAAAAAGTTTATGTCAATGCTTGAAGATTTCTGGTTGCCGCGCCGTGAAGGTGGTAGAGGCACACAGATTGAAACTCTACCAGGCGGTCAGGGTCTAGGCGAAATGGGAGATATTGAATACTTCCAGCGCAAGCTATATCAAGCGTTGAATGTTCCTATGTCAAGACTTGAACAGCAAACTGGCCTTAACTTTGGTCGCGCCGCTGAAATCAATAGAGACGAATGGAAGTTTACGAAGTTCATTTCTAAACTGCGCCGTCGTTTCACACTTCTATTTGATGATCTATTAAAGACACAACTTATTCTAAAGGGCATCATTACAGAAGCCGACTGGAATAAGATTAAGTATGACATTAGATATATTTTTGCAACCGATGCTTTCTATACAGAATCCAAAGAACAGCAAATCCTACAGTCAAGAGTTGAAATCTTGCAAGGCGTTGCGCCGTTTATCGGAACAATGTATAGTAAAGAATACGTTCAACAGAATATTCTCAAATTGTCGGATGACGAAATTGAAGAGATTAAGAAGCAAAATGATGCAAGTCCTCCTGAAGTTTCGCCGCCCGATTATTCACCACTAGAAGGCGAACCGCCAGCGGCGATTCAACAGCAAAACCAAGGACAAGATGATGGAAAACAGTAACATTAGTGACTTAATAAATAACATTGAAAGCGGCACTTTTGCAGATGCCGAACAAGTTTTTAACGATATTATGGATCTTAAAGCAGGCGAACACTTAGATCAAATGCGTCAGGATATGGCAAGTAATGTTTTTAACGATACGCCAGATGAAGAAGATTTCGATCACTACGAAATCACAGATGAAGATGATCACGGCGACCAGGAAGAAATAGAGGGAACAGATGAAGACCTATAAGCAACTTCAAGAGCGCATCAACATGGCGAAAGCCAAAATGGGTGATGTTATCAAGGACTTCCAGGATTCGGATGCTCCTCAATTCAAGGGTAAGTCGCCTGAGAAGCGCCGTCAGATGGCTATTGCTGCTAAGATGGCTGCCGAAGAAGTTGAACTTGAAGAAGGTCGCATGAAGGAAGTTGCCATGGATATGGAAACTCTTGGCGACAAAGAGTTCAAGGCAAAGCATAAGAAGTCGAAGCAAGAAATGTCTAGCGCCCTAAAGTCAGAAGAACTAAAGGGTGATCAAGTAAAGATCGATGCCAACAAGAATGGTAAAATCGACGGACATGATTTCAAGCTCCTTCGCGGTAAGAAGAAGGTTGAAGAATCTTCTGATCTAAAGCCATTCATCGTAGTTCACGCCAAGCATGGTAAGTTTGAAACACATGCGGCATCAACTTATGAAGCAGCTAAGAATGCGGCTGCGCACTGGAAAACGAAAAAGGGAACGGCTGGCATGGATGTGCATCGTGCGGACATTACGCACTCGACACAGCATGTTGGTTAAAAGTAAAGGGAATAGTAAATGGCGACGAAAGCGGTACTAAAGTTAACACAGGTTCACGGTGTTGTGAAGGTGCGCGGCACTGGGTCTGCCGAAATCGCCCTTGCCACCGACCTAAAGAAATCAACAGAAACACAAAGTTCACCTAAAGCAAACATTCGCACAATTCATTGGGCATGTTCTGTTGGAACTACAGCCACAGTTACTAGAAACAGCCAAGTTCTTTACTATCTTTCTGGCACAGGCAAGATGGAATTTATGGGTTGGTCGGACAACGAAGAAAATGGTTCTAATATTGTAGTTGACTTTTCTTCTGGCACAGGTGCAGTAGTTCTAGAACTGGCTAAGGTTTCTGGCTACGGTCCACAACAACATCAAGATGCGCCTCTAGATACAGTTGGCAATTCATATAACGGAGGCTCGTTGGGCTAATGAAACTCATCACAGAAGTAAACGAACAAGTTCGTTATATCACAGAAGAAAAGAATGGCAAGAAGTCCCTTTATATTGAGGGTGTTTTCTTACAATCAAATCTAAAGAACCGCAATGGTCGTATGTATCCTGCCGAAATCATGGAGAAAGAAATTTCTCGTTACATGAAAGAAGCGGTTGAGAACAATAGAGCATTCGGTGAACTAGGACACCCAGATGGTCCTTCGATCAATCTGGATCGTGTATCGCATATCATCACAGAACTTCGCCGAGATGGTGATAACTGGGTAGGTAAAGCGAAACTTACAGAAACACCAATGGGCAATATCGCTCGTGGTCTTATTGAATCTGGTGGTCAACTTGGCGTTTCGTCAAGAGGCCTCGGTACTTTGAAGGAAAATAGAGACGGTGTTCACGTTGTTCAAGATGATTTTCATCTAGCAACAGCCGCAGACATTGTAGCTGATCCTTCAGCACCAGATGCCTTTGTTCGCGGCATCATGGAAAATAAAGAATGGGTAGTTGTGAATGGTGTTTGGACCGAACAGCATTGCGATATGTCCAAGAAGTATATCAAGAAAGCAAGTAAGAAGCAACTCGAAGAAGCAAAGCTGCATGTCTTTGAACGTTTCTTGCGCCATCTTTCTTCAAAGTAATATTTTTATAAATAAAATATAAAAATCCATTTAGGAGACGCAAATGAGTGTAGAAAACAAAATCAGAGAGTTGCTGACTAAGAAGCAACTATCCGAAGAAGTTCTAGACGAAACGGTTGCTGGAGACACAACCAACCCTAAGCAGGGTTCGTCGGAAGATGCCCCAATCGAGGGCAAAATGGGCGCATCAAAGGGCAAGGATACATCTATCGCAGCTAAGGTAGCTGGTGATCAGACACAGCCTCGTCAGGGCGATTCACAAGATGCAACAATTGCTAGTGAACGTGACGAAGAAACAGAAAATCCTGGTTCTAAGGAAGCTGCACCCGTTTCGAACAATCAAGGTACTCTTTCACAAGGTGGAGCAGGTGCTGCACCTAACTTCACAACCCACAGCGATCCAGCCTCTGTAGTAAATCAGGCATCGTCAAAGGGTAATGTTGCTCAAGAAGAAACAGAAGAAGAAGGCGAAATGATCGAAGAAGATTTTACCGCTGATCTAGCAACCCTGTTTGATGGCAACGAAGAGCTATCAGAAGAATTCCGTGGCAAGGCTTCGTCGCTGTTTGAAGCGATGGTAACTGCCCGCGTAGCAAACCAAGTTCAGTCAATCGAAGAGAGCCTAATCTCGGAAGCGGCCGAACTGATGGAAGAATTCAAGGCTGATTTGACCGAGAAGGTCGATTCTTATCTTAGCTATGTAATTGAAAAGTGGGTTGAAGACAACGCACTTGCTGTTGAAAATGGTCTTCGCACAGATATCGCGGAATCATTCATCAACGGCATGAAGAACCTGTTCGCAGAACATTATATCGATGTTCCCGAAGAGAAATATGATGTGCTTGGTGAAATGCAGGCCCAGATCGAAGAACTATCTTCGAAGCTGGACGAAACAATTGCTGCAAATGTAGAACTGCACAATAGCAATGTAGAACTAATGAAAGAAGGCGTTTTCGCCGTAGTTGCTGAGGATCTTGCTAAGACCGACGCCGAAAAGTTCAAGTCATTGGTCGCTGATGTAGAATTCGAGAATGCAGAAATTTTTGAAGAAAAGTTAAACGTAATCAAGGAAAATTATTTCCCTACTTCTAAGTCAACTACTATCTCAGAAGATAAGCTAGAAGACGAAGGCGTTGAACTAATTGACGAATCGACAGTCAGTAAGTATGTTGAAGCACTCAACAAAATGGCTCAAAAGTAATTTTTTATAAATAAAAGATATTGACACACAAGGAGAAAACTAAATGTTTCTTTCAGAACAACTACAAAAGAAGTGGGAACCTGTTCTAAATCACGGCGGTCTCGGCGAGATTAAGGACAACTACCGTCGTGCAGTTACTGCCGTCGTTCTTGAAAACCAAGAAAAGGCACTGCGCGAAGAAAAGGCTGCCCTTTTCGAAGACGCTCCAGTAAACAATATTGCTGGTTCGGGCGCTTCAAACATCGACCGTTATGATCCAATCCTCATCTCGCTCGTCCGTCGCGCTCTTCCTAACCTAATGGCTTATGACGTTGCTGGCGTTCAGCCAATGACTGGCCCAACTGGCTTGATCTTCGCAATGAAGTCGCGCTACAGCACCCAGGACGGCACAGAAGCTCTCTTCAACGAAGCCGATACCGACTTCTCGGGTGACGCAAACGGTGCATCACACGCCGGTTCGAACCCAGTTGATGGCGCTTACACAACTGGCGTTGCAATGCCAACATCAACCGCAGAAGCTCTTGGCACCGACAACGGTGAAGCATTCGGCGAAATGGCATTCAGCATCGAAAAGACAACTGTTACTGCTAAGACACGCGCTCTAAAGGCAGAATACACAGTTGAACTGGCACAGGATCTTAAGGCTATTCACGGTCTTGATGCTGAATCAGAAC